GGTCTTCAGCCGGGATACGCGTCACGGTGAACGCGATCTCGATTCGACCAGCCTCTTCGTCTACGCCCATGAGCTTGTTCTGACTCGCGACCTTCACGGGGAAGACGCTCATCTTTCGACCGGCGACGTCTCCGCCGTCCATTCGGATTACGTATCCGGTCGTGTCACGGGGGAGAAGCGTACGAACGTCCGACCCGGACGGGTCGGCGTACAGAGTCAGCGAAGAGTCTTCGGCTTCGATAGCACCGGGAATCTTCGAACGGAACCGAGAGTTCACGTCGGGCGTATCGATCTGGTTAGACGTGACCGTCCAACCGTCGAGATCCGCCACTTCGCCGGAAAGGTCGGTACCGGCGTTGATCTCGGCGCGAGTTACGGCGACGGTGTAGTTCGCGATCGTCGGAACCCATAGCCAACGAGTCGTGCCGACCGGCCAGTACCGGTTAACAGCAGCGATCGGAGTAGCGGCCATTACTTGTCATCCCCCTTCGAGGTAGTACGCCGGACTCGCTTAGTGCTGCCGGTCGGCTTGTCTTCGCTGTCGTCGGCGCTGTCGTCGTCATCAGGGGATGACTTCGCGTCAGCGTTTCCGGTCGGAAGGTCATTGGCCTTCGCGTCGGCCGGTTCGCCTTCGTCGTACGGCTCACCGTGAACCGTTGCTCGCGCGACCGGTGGTTCATCGCCACGTGCCGGGGGACCGTCCATGAGCAACCATCCCGAGTGCGCGTAATGCGTCACGGACTGCTCAGGAACTTCGATCTCTTGACCCGGAAGGTTCGGGTGACACATCCATTTCTTATCCATGTCGTTTCCTTACGCGCTCGCGCCGATGATGATGACTTCGTACGTCACGGAAGAACCGGCTGCCGAGTTCGTGAAGGTGAGAAGATCGCCGGTGCCTGCCGTGACCGGAACGGCGACGGCATCGGGAGCGATCCACGCGAACGCGCCACCGGGACGAACGACGATTCCGTCACCGGCAGCCATGAACAGCGGTGCGCCGTTCGCTCCCGGTCGGGTCACCTGAACGTCGTTCGTGTTTCCCTCAGCGGCAGCGATGAACACGGCCTTGATCCGAGCGAACGTCAGGGCAGCGCCGAACGCGTCAGTGAGCGAACCGGCGAGATCGACGTTCGCCGTTCCGGACGCTGCCAGCGTGTTGGAATCGATGTACATCCGGTCAGCCTGATTCGCGCCGGTCCCGTTCGCGATGTTGAATTGACGCGCCCAACTCAGCGGCGCTGAGGGAAGCGTGAGATCGGCGCTCGTGTTCGTCAGTAGTGCCTGAAGCTGAATCAGGACTGACGCACTAAGGGGCATTCGTGTTCACTTCCTTACTTGAATCCGTGTGCTCTGGCGACTTGATCCACGACTTCACCAATGCCCCGGTCAATGTCTTTCGTTAGTTCCTTGTCGGCAGCATCGAAGAACCATGGTCGGGTTCGGTGACGAACCCACGGTTCCGGGGGATTACCGGTCGGCGCACGGAAGAACCGGTTCAGACCTTGACCGGCGTACGCGCGTCCGTGTGGCGCTTTGCGTCTGTTCGACGTCAGCGTCACACCGGCTGTTTTCTTCGAGAACGTGACACCGAGACGGAGAGAGCCGGGGATCCGGGTTGACCATGTCGAGTTGTTACGCGCACGGAGAAGGGCAGCCTGCCCACGTTGTCTCAGAAGTGGACGCATTTCCTTTCGTAGGTCCTTCGGCAGACCGTCAGGGAACGACTTCGCGAACCGTCGAAGCTCAGCAATGCCGGGGTTGTTCTTAGCGAATTGCTTACTTCTCGCGAGTGCTGCCGCTTTCGCTTGCGCCTTTGACTTGATCTTCGCCATGGCTACCCCCTTGCCATGATTCGAAGAGTGAACGTTCCGCCGAAGTACCCGATCGCTCCGTACTCTTCAGGTCCCAACGGATCGAAGTCGGTGACCTGACACCGTTCGACTACTCCCCCGAGCGTCGGGTTCTTCTCAATCCGTTCATAGATCGATTTCGGTCCCGTCGGCGCGAGGTAGTCAGCCATGGTCAACGTTCCGACTTCATCGAACGCTGAGGAAGTCAGGAGAGTAATCGTCGGTTCGAGCGTCATCCGAGCACCGGCGAACGCCTGACGGAAGTCTCCGATCCTAGGAAGCCCTATAGCGGCGTGTGGCGGGTTGATCTGCCCGCTTAGCCCCAGGGATACCGACAGCTTCTCAACGCCCGTCAGCGTCGTTCTCAGCGCCATGAGCGCGTCTCTGACTGTCGTCATCCCGTCGTTCCCGCCCCGTAGCGTCTGAACGGTCCGAGAAGATCAGCGACATCGGGATCTTCGGCACGAATCCGCACCGCTGTTCCGAACTCGCCGAAGCCTGCCACACCGAAGACGGCATCTTTCCGTTTGAGTAGCGACGTTGACTTGATCACACACGCCTGAGTGACTTCGTCAGGAACGGCCGACCAACCGTGATAGCCCGTGATCCTCACAGTTGGTCGGCCGGTCCGGTCGATGGGGAACAGCGTTGATCCGATCACCGAGAGCTTCGTATACGCGTACGGTCCCCCGTACTGATCGACGTTCGCCGGTCCGAGTTGGTAGTCAGCCGACGTAAGAACCGTGTCATAAAGGATCCCGGTCCCAATGACGAGATCGGTTAGATCAGCGAGATCGGAAATCCATATGGTTTCACGGTTCGTCGGCGTGTAGAGACGAGTCGTTACGGTGACGTCTTTCCAGAACTTCCGGAGTGGGAATCCGCAGTATTTGTCAATGGCGCGCGAAGCCGCATTGATCGCCCGTTCGATCAATGCGGTATCGAGCGTATTGAACTCGGAATCGTTGACATGCTGACGCAAGTCTTCGACCGAGCAATACCCGTTGACTACTGGCACCGAATCCCCTAGCTAATCGTGCCGTTGTTCTGGAGAACCGCGATGATCTCGTTAATCTTGTTCGCGAGCGACTTGAAGTTGTTGTTCAGGATCGACTGACTGAAAGACGCCGTGACGTCGTTGATCGTGTTCGACGCGCTTCCGGTCGCTGCCGTCAGCGCCGTTACGGTGCCGTACGACCATGCGAAGTCGGAACCGACAACCGTTGGACTCTTCGGCATGAACGGACTCCGTTACTTGTTGTCGCCGGTCTTGCTGTCCGGGGAAGTGCTCCCGGCACCGGTCTTCGTGTCGGCCGTCTTCGCCGGTGTGGTGCGAGTCGTCTTCGACACGCGCCGGACGGGTCCGGTCTGAGTCGTGAGCCCGGTCTTCGCTGCCTCTTCCATGTTCACCGGTTCGTCACTGGCGACAGCCTGAAGGGCTTCCGGAGGATTCGCCGGACCGTGCCCGATCGAACCGTCATCAGCGAGCCCGATGTTCTCCATCTTCGGCCGACGGTCCTCTTCGGGAAGGTTCTCTTCGCCTACGGCCGGTTCGTGACGCGCCGTCTCAGGAATGAACTTCTCCTGAGCCTCTTCGACGTTCTCGGGAACCTGAACCGGCGACTCGTATTCGTCGCTCGAATCGACAGCCCGACCGGTACCGGCCATGATCATGCTGTCCGCTTCGTCGTCGGGAAGTTCGACCACCGACCCGACCGGCGGCCACGCGACACCGTCACGCGTTCCGCTCATCTGAACCGCGAGCCTGACTTTCTTCGTCATGATTCTTTCTCCGTCGTATCTCTCGGATTAGTTACGAGTGTTTCCGACGGGGAGCGCTCCGTTCTCCCCGTCGGAAGTCCGGACTTACGCGGCGTTGCCCTGGAAGTACTTGACAGCGCCGGTGAGGTCCACGAGAGCCGAGTCAGCCCGGAGAAGAGCCCGGAAGGTGACAAGGTCGGTGTTGAACGCGTAGTCGTCGGAACGCTCGAAGCGAACGCCACCGGCGAACCTGACGAAGAACTGAGACATGTCACCGAAGAGAACCGACTTCGCCGAGAGCGCCGATGCGGCGATGTTCGGGTCAGTGAGGACCTGCTTACCCATGATCGTGTCGGGGGCACCGGCCGTAAGGGCAGGCTGCCACACGTACTCGCCGGTCGTGTACTTCAGCTTCCGGATCGTGGCGACCGAAGAGTCACGCATGATCCACTTCGTTGACGGGCTCGAACGGTACGGCGCGATCACCGAATAGAAGAGATCGATCAGGTTGTCAGCGTTCGGGGCACCGGTCACGCCGGTTGCGCCGGTGACACCGAGAGTCGCGTCAGTGACGATTCCGCGAGGCTGAGAGGTACCCGTACCGGTCATCGCGTGAGCGCCGAAGGCGTTCCCGAGAGCCCGACCGGCTTGCATCGAAAGGTAACCTTCGAGATCGACGCCGGAGTCATCGAGAAGTTCCCGGCTGACCTGAATCAGCGTGCCGTACTTGTACGCTCCGAGCGTGAGCTGACCGAACGCCGGATCGGAAGCGGCGATCGTGCCGCCTTCCGTGACGATTCCGGCCGTGCTGTGCGAAGTCGTCTTCGGGATCTGAATCGCTTCGCCGCTGTTCGTGTTCAGGATCGTTGCGCCCGCCTGAAGAATGGCGGATGTCTCGATCAGGTGCGCCATCAGTCGCTCATAGAACGACGTGGGAACGGTGTTGCCACCGGCACCGGCCGTCAGCTTCGAGAGAACACGATAGTCGATCTTACCCATCGGGTTGACGTCGAAGTAACGACCCTTCTCACCGCGAAGGAAGGCGCGAAGTTCCGCCTGATCGTCGTCGCCGGTCTGCGACTTCTCACCGGGCTTCTGAGATTCCTTCTTACCGCGAATCGAGTTGAACAGTTCGTCGGTGTCCTTCGCGCGCTTCTCGGTTTCGAGAGCCGACTTCATGCGCGTGTCGAGATTGTTGATCTCGTCGTTCAGGGCATCCCACTTGCCCTGTTCCTCAGCCGAGAACGCCCGGTTCTCTTCGGCTGCCGTGTCGGCAAGGGTCTTCGCCTCTTCCCACACACGGTTTCGACGCTCACGGAGCGTTTCCACAACACTTCCGGCCATTGCCGACGGTCCTTCCCATCAAAGGGCTTGATCTTGACTGTGGAATGGCTGTCGGCCTACCCCGGATGTTCAGTTGTGGCGCTCTACGTGGCGCTTCGTGCTGTCGGTGGGATGACTTGCGGTCTACCCCAGAGGACTTGTGAGACCCGTCCGGCCGAATGGCTGTCGGCCTACCCTGCCGGACGGGTCCAAGATATCACCTAGTCGGACGGTGCGTCACGACGCGCGAGAAGTTGCGCCACAGCGGCAGGCCCGAAGGTCTTCGGTTTGGCTGTGCTCGGCGTGTCGGTCCGGACGAAGAACTTCCGAAGCTCACCGGCTTTCGCGAGCGACCGAACTTCCTCTTCCTCAGCGCCGACTCTGGCAGCGAGCGACCGGAGTCCGGCCGACGTGTCCAGATAAGCCGGGCTGACCACCGGTGCGACGTCCACGAGACTCCCCGAGATAAGCCGTCTCTTCGGGAAGTTCTGATCGGTGACACCCCATTCGTCTTCGTGAGTGACGAAGGCGAACGAACTCTGACGGATGTCTCCCCGAGTCACGAGTTCCACGATATCGGCTCGCGCTGAGGGAGGATCGACCGTGTAATCAAGGCCGGTTCCGTCCACGCTGA